TACCCAGATACCATCTTACACTAGGAGGATTGAAGATATGGATAAACAGATGTTAGGTATTATCAATGCAGGAGAAGAAAATAGAAAATTAAAACTGATTATATTTCCGGGCGAAACAGTAGTGATTGATGAATATGGGAAACGGATTGTTGCCTGTCCGACAGAGGATGAGGCAGAAGAATATATCAGGGAACAGGAGGAATGACATAGATGAAACTGAACAGGGGCGATATTGTTATTGCAAATCTGGAGTCAGTAAGTAAAGGGAGCATTCAGAAGTATACAAGACCTTATATTATTATCTCAAATAACAAAGCAAATCAGTATTCACCGGTTGTCACAGCAGTAGCCATGTCCACAAAAACATGGAAAAAGAAATATCTGCCAACCCACTGTCTAATACCGGCTGCAAAGGTAAAGGTTACTGACACAGATTTTGAGGTATTTGACAGTATGGCATTATGTGAGCAGATTGTATCCATTGATGTAAATGTCCAGATTGAGAGGGTAGTTGCTTCAATTTCAGATACGGAACTACTTGATAAGATTACTGAATGTGTAAAAATCCAGATTGGGGCATATGAAAAGTACAATTAAATATTTCCGGGGCATTTGCTCCGGGTTACATAGCCACCTGTATTTTATGGGTGGCATTTTTACTGAAAGGGGGGATAGATTTTATGACAGCAGAAGAATACAGAGCACTATTAGATGTGGATTTTAACAATGTAAAAATAGAAGATCTGACTGATATTAGAAAAATTAAAATAGATAAAAATCAGCCACAGAGTAAGAGGCAGGCACAGTTCTTAAAACAGGTGGGAAATCCATATATGCTGCGTCGTGGAAGTATGATGATTAAGGTAAGCTTTGCGAATAATGGACTGTCGATGGAACAGGCATTTGAAAATCTGCTTTTGAATGTCTGAAAATTTGTGGTGGAATTTCAAAGTGATATGTGCTATGATGTTTTTGGTATAAAAATTCTAAATTAGTGCATATCACCTTATTGAAAAGTTATCTTCTAACTTAAACAACAATAGGAGGATGTGCATATGAGTCAGATAAGTCAGATCAAAAAGATCTATCATGCAGCCATCTATGTTCGTTTATCGAAGGAAGATGGCGCTGTTGCTTCACATGAAAAAACTGAGAGTAACAGTATCGCAAATCAGAAATCACTGATTAGAGATTTTCTCGAAAACAAAAATGATATTGAGGTTGTGCAGGAGTATGTTGATGATGGTTTCAGCGGCTCTAATTTTGAGCGACCGGCATTCCAGATGATGCTTGAAGATATTAAGAAAGGCAAAATTGATTGCGTTGTCACTAAGGATCTGAGCAGATTCGGAAGAGAATATATAGATTCAGGTATGTATATTGAGCGATTATTCCCTGCTATGGGAGTAAGATTTATTGCAATCAATGATGGTATTGATTCCGGAGAGGCAAAGTCGCAGTCAGATGAGATTATTATTCCATTCAAAAATCTTATTAATGATGCTTACTGTCGTGATATTTCAATTAAGATACGTTCACATCTTGAAATTAAGAGAAAGCAGGGAGATGTAATCACGGCATTTGTGCCATATGGATACAAAAAGAATGATAAAGATAAGCACAAACTGGAAATTGATGTATATGCAGCAAATGTTGTGAAAGATATTTTCAGAATGAAGTTGCATGGAAAAAGTCAGGATGCAATTGCATGTGAACTTAATTCATCAGGAATACTTCCACCGGCTGAGTATAAAGCAAGCACAGGAAGCAATTATCAGACATGCTTTAAGACAAAAGAAAAGTCGGAGTGGACTTCAGTCATGGTAAGGAGAATCCTTACAAATGAGGTTTATATAGGTAATCTCGTACAGGGAAAACAGACAACACCGAATCACAAGGTCAAAAAGACCATAATCAAAGAAAAATGCGAATGGATAAGGATTGAAAAGAACCATGAGCCGGTTATCACGGACAGGGATTTTGAAGTAGTACAGAGATTGCTTGCAATGGATACAAGAACATCACCGGACAGAGAGGAAGTTTATCCGCTGTCAGGGGTAGTTACCTGTGGCGGCTGTGGGATTCCCATGGTAAGAAAAACTTCAAAAGTGGGTGGCAAAACTTATGCCTATTATCTGTGTGCAACCCATAAGGATTCAAAGCAGTGCAGTTCCCACAGAATTTCCACGGATAAGTTGGAAGAAGTGGTGCTAGAGCTTTTACAGACACACATTGATAACATGATTGACCTTAAAAGAATTCTTTCTTTTATCGGCAACGTGCCGTTTCAGCAGCTTGATATGAAAAAGCTTGAGGAAAGGCGTGAAAAGAAACAGGCAGAGGTAGACAGATGTGCAGACCTCAGAGGAATGCTTTATGAGGATATGAAGGATGGCATTATCTCAAAGGAAGATTACAAAGAGCTTCATACAGCATATGAGCAGAGGAAAAAGAGTGCCGAGATTGCCATTCACCAGATTGAATTGGAAATGGAAGATGTGCTGAATCGTAAGAGCAAAGGCTTTGTATGGCTTGATTATTTTACGGAACATAAAAATATCGAGAAGCTTACAAGGGAAGTGGTTGTATCTCTTATCCGTGAAATAAAGGTATTTGATAAAACCCACATTGAAGTAGTGTTTGACTTTGATGACTGCTACAAGGAATGTCTTGATGTAATAGAAAGTCAGGGACATTTTGTTGAAGTGGACAGTACGGGAAAACTGAATATCAGATTAAAGGAGGCTGTGTAGTATGGCAAGAAAGAGCAGAAAAAATATGCCGGTTGCAGTTGCAGAGCCGACTGACAATCTGACGACAAAAGCAGTTTTAAGCATGGATAAGGAGGCAAAACCATATCAGGTTGGAATCTATACGAGACTTTCATTTGAATCAGAGGCGAATAAGGAAAGAGATACTGTAGACACACAGATTGCATATATCAGAGAGTTTATTAATGGGCAGGATGATATGGTAGAAGTTTGTGTGTATGCTGATATATCTGTTACAGGAACAACTTTTGAAAGACCGGAATTTGACCGAATGATTCAGGATATTCGAGCCGGCAAAATCAATACTGTTATAACCCGTGATCTTAGCAGGCTTGGAAGAAATTATGTGGAAGCAGGTAATTATATTGAGAGAGTTTTTCCTTTTCTTGATGTACGATATATTGCCATCACAGATGATTTTGATACAGCAAGACCGGGAACTGATTTATCTGTACCGCTTAAGAATATTGTGAACGAATATTATTCCAAAGACCTTTCAAAGAAAGTAGAGACCGGAAAGCATAGTATTTGGGCACAGGGCGGCTTCAGCGAGGGAACGCCACCATATGGATATTACAGGGCTACAGATGGTTCAAGAAAGCTTTTGATTGATGAAGAGGTATCTGACAATGTAGTTAGAATTTTTAATATGTTTTTGGATGGGAAGGGATATGCTGGTATTGCAAAGACTTTGCAAAACGAAGGAATTCTTTCACCTCCGAAATACAGATTCTATAAGTCAGGAAAGATTGAACTTGCTGAAAAAGCAAGAGAATGGCACTATTCGCATGTAAAAGAGATACTCCAAGGGGAATATTACATTGGAAATATTGTTCATGGAAAGCAAAGGAAGGCTCTTGATACCGGGAGAAAGAATGTTAAAACAGATGCATCAACATGGCAGCGAATAGAAAATGTTCATGAACCAATAATTGATAAGGACACTTTCTACAAAACAAGGGAGAGAATGGAGCATATCAAAAAGAAGCATTTAGAAGCATCAAAACCTAAAGCTGATGTTCCAAATAAGCCGGATAATATTCTGGTATATAAAACAAAATGCGCCTGTTGTGGAGGCAGTGTATTGATTGGCAGGCATCACACTTATTCAGAAAAGTTCTATTATAAGTGTAAGAACCGTAGAAAATTAGCTAGGCTATGTGAAAATAAGTACTCTTATGATTATTCTGAGGTTATGGATAGTGTTTTTTCTGTTATCCGTCAGCATATGAGTTTGTGTGTTGAGAAAACAAAGTTTGTTCAGAAGATGAACAGCAGAAAAGAGAATGTTCTTCAATATGATATTTATACCAAGCAGATAGCAAAACTTCAAAATGATGTAAGAAGAATTACCGCTAACAAAAGTGGTTTGTATGAAGATTATAGGGAACAGTTAATCACTGCGGAAGAACTGTGCCAGTATCAGAGAGAATATGAAAGCAGAGTAAATGAGATTGAAGCGCAGATTACTGAATTGCTTCATCGAAGAAGTCTGTATGAAAAAGAATTTCATATTGATGAAGGATGGGAAGAAACTGTCAATAAATATATGGCTAAAAGAAAACTTACAAAGGAGCTTGTGGATGCTTTTGTATCGGAAATTGTTTTTTATGATGGCAATATAGAAGTTAAGCTCTTGTATGATGATTTCCTAAAGGAGTTGCTTAAAGTGGCAGAAGAAAGAGAGGTGAGCAGCAATGGATAAGACGATAGCTCTCTATATGAGATTATCAGATGAAGATGACAACTTGGCTGCTCATGAGGAAAGTAACAGTATTTCCCATCAGCGAAAGTTAATGCTTGATCATATCCAGAAACTGCCTGAACTAAAGGACTGCAACATAATGGAATTTTCAGATGATGGATATTCCGGAGCAGACTTTAGCAGACCTAATTTTGTAAAAATGATGGATCTGGTAAAGGCTGGTAAGATTCAGGTTATTGTGACGAAGGACTACAGCAGACTCGGACGAGATTATCTTGAAGTTGGTAACTATATGGAATGTATATTTCCGGTTCTTCAGGTAAGATATATCAGCGTGAATGATAATTACGATTCTGCTAACAGCTTTGGTTCAACCGGAGGTATGAGTGTTGCACTGAAAAATCTTGTGAATGCATTGTATTGTAAGGATGCATCAAAAAAGGTAAGAGCCGCTAAGGCAGTGTTGGCTAAGCAGGGAAAGTACATTGCTGCATTTGCTCCTTTTGGATACCAGAAAAGTGAAGATGATAAGCATATGTTAGTGCCTGACCCAGTAACAGCACCTGTTGTCCAGCTGATATTTGAACTGGCTATTAAAGGCATGAAATACACCGAGATTGCAAATTATCTGAATAATAATGGATATGATAGCATATTTGAGTATTACCAAAAGATTGGAGTTAAGAGATGTTATGAAAGGGATATTGGTGAGCACATGTGGAGTGCCAGTACAGTAATGGAGATTTTATATAATGAAGTCTATATTGGTTCTGTAATCAATAACAAGACGGCTGATAATATTGATACCGGTCATCAGGTTGTGCAGAGAGATAAAGAGGACTGGATAATTGTTGAAAACTGTCATGAACCATTAGTTTCTGTGGAAGACTTCAAGCTTGCTCACAAGATGATAGCAAGACGAGAAGTGACGAAGAGAAAACCAAATGGAAAGTGGCGTAAATCGTATATTCGCTGTGGAATATGTGGTAAGGGACTTTATAAATACGGAAATAAATCCTCATACAGATGCCACAACGGTCATGTGTCACGTATTAGAGGTGAAGAACTTGAGGCGACACTTCTAGACATTGCTAGAAATATGGCATTGGCTCAGTTGCAGGAATTTGAGTTGAAAACTGATGGCGGTAATTGTCCAGATAATCTTGAAAGGGAAATCGAATCACTTAAAAAGTCAAAGGCACACTATGCAAAGCTAAAGTTTGAGATATACGATGATTATACAAAAACAAATATCACTCGTGATCAGATGGCAAAAAAGACTGCAGAAGTTAAGCAGAAAATCGCAGAGATAGAAAGTCTGATTACAGAGAAGCAGGAAACACTTGATATGCAAAAGGATCTCTTTCTTGATGCAAAGCAGGAACAGCTAACAAAGCTTAGTAAGTTGGATGAGTTTGATGAAGAAGTAATCAGATATCTCATTGATTATGTGTTGGTGTATGATAATGAGCATATTGAAATCAGATGGAACTTTGATGACTTTCAGGCTGGATGATGGTATAATCAGTAGTAATAGCGAGAAAACAAAATTATAAAGAAGTAACATGGGGAATCTTGCTAAAGGTTCCCCATTGATAAAAAAAATTAATTTTTTTTTGTTTCTTACTTGACACGAGCAGAGGCACACCACAGCTCGGCCAACACATACCAGAAGGTGATGAACTATTTCACACCAAAGCTGTGGCTTGGAATGACAGCGACTCCCGATAAGCGCGATGATGATATTGACGGAAAAAATATTTACCAGATTTTTAATTATCAGATTGCATATGAGATTCGTTTGCAGCAGGCTATGGAGGAAAACATGCTGTGCCCATTCCACTACTTTGGAATAACAGATGTTTCACTGCTTGGTGACAAGGAGATAAAGAGTAAAAAGCTTACAGAATCATCGTTCAACCAGCTTGTTGGTGATGAGAGGGTAAAGCATATCATCGAGCAGGCCAATTATTTTGGACATAGCGGCGACAGGGTGAAGGGACTGATTTTTTGCAGCAGGATAGATGAATCAGTCGAATTATCGAATAAGTTTAATCAGACGATAAATCCTGAGACAGGCAGATTTTTCCGAACAATTGCATTAAATGGAGATGCCACCGAGGAGGAGAGACAGAGAGCCTTCGAGCGGCTTGCTATGGATGAAAATACGTTAGATACCACTAACGAAACTAATGTAGATCAGATATTTGACACGGAAAGAACAGAGAAAATAGATAAAGCAGATGGAAAAATGCAGCCACTGGATTACATATTTTCCGTCGAGATTTTAAATGAGGGTGTTGATATCGTGGAAGTGAACCAGGTCATCATGCTCAGGCCGACAGAATCGCCAATTGTATTTATACAGCAGCTAGGACGTGGACTTAGAAAGGCAAATGGCAAGGAATATGTTGTGATACTTGATTTCATCGGCAACTATAACAACAATTTTATGATACCGGTCGCATTGTCGGGAGACCGTTCTTACAATGCAGATACAATCAGAAAGTATGTTATCAGCGGAAATAATACGATTCCCGGTGCTTCGACAGTGCATTTTGATGAGATTGCAAAGGATAGGATTTTTGCGTCGATAGACAAAATAAAGGGCATGAAATCCATTATCAGGGAGAGCTATGTCTCTTTGAAAAACCGGCTTGGAAGAGTGCCGTATCTATTGGATTTTTATGAAAACGGAGAGGTTGACCCACTTGTAATAATAAAAGAGTACAAGACATATCAGGCATTTCTTGAAGCGGTTGAGAAGGAGCTTTATACCGGCAGATTAAATGAGCAGGAAAAAACAACTCTTGAGTATTTGTCGAAGACTATTATAAGTGGTGCGAGACCGTTTGAATTAGAGATTTTAAGGCAGCTTATGAAGAAGCCTTCTATTTCAATTAATGAGATAAGAGAGATTTTCATACGGAGGTACGATTACAAGGTAAATATGCAATCCATTGACAATGCGGCAGATGTATTGCAAGGAAAGTTTGTCAGCAAGGATGATGAGTACAAGAGATTTTGCAGGATAGATATTTTGGAGGAGGATAACAATAACATCTTCCATAGGATGAATAACTTTACCACAAGACTTCAAAATGAAGAGTTTAAAAAGCAGATAGATGACATAATAGAGGGAGGACTCAAAAGATATCATGATAAATATCAGTCCTCACTTAAAAATGAGAGTCCGTTTGTATTGTATGAGAAATATTCCAGGCGTGATGTCAGTCTGCTGATGAATTGTGGTAGGGATCTTTCATCTACCATGTACGGAATGAAACGTATAGATGATGATGTATTTATATTTGTCACGTATCATAAAGAGGAAAGCACAGACGAGCAGAAAAACTATGTAGATGGAAAGCCGGATTACGCGGATGCATTTGAGGACAATATGATTTTCAGATGGGATTCGCAGATTGGCAGAGGTGTGGACAGTTCATATGTGTCAGATGTAGTGAATACTAAAAGAAAGCATCTACTTGTGAAAAAGAGTGATGCGGAGTCAAATTTTTACTATATGGGAGAGTTTGATATAGTTGATGTGTGCGCTGCCAGAAAGCGTGATAACAATGGTAAAGAGCGTGATATCACCAAGTTTGAGATGAAGATGCGCCACCCTGTAAGAGAGGATCTGCTTCGATATCTGCAGAGCAATTTACAACAAGGCTTACAAAATAATACACAGGAGATTAAGATATTAAGGAAACAATACGTGTAGTATTAAGCTAGCATCAAGCTTGTGTTTTGACAGAAACATAAATTGTAAATAAAATGTAAATTTTGCTTCTGAGAGATTGTTTTTTTCCTGAGAGATGAATATAATAAGATTAACAGAACCCAACACGCCTCTCAACGATGCGGACCACGTTGGGTCTTTTAATTTTAAGGAGAAATGTCAAATGGGAGATATGAAACAGCATCAGCCGCCTTTGACAATTGAGGAACAGATAGAAAATCTTAAGAGTATATGGTTAGTTATCAAAGATGAGGAATATTGGAGAGGCATTATATGAAACCAAGGACAGCAAAGAGTATGGAGCTATATGATATATTGCTCAGGCGCGGGTATCCGGAGCCGTTTTGCGATGAGATAACGAAAAACCTAAATACCGACTGGACAGCTCAAAGGATGATAGGATATCTGTCACACTATAAAAAGCTTCCCATGGAAGAAATCGCTGATGAAATGCTTGCGATACTCAGCGACCGCAACCGCATAATGCAAAAGCATGAGCTTGAGGAGACGAATGCAAGATGGAATGAATACTTAAACAGATAAAGGCAGGAGGAGTTACATGAGAGTACTGAATATCGAAGATGATACATTTAAACACAATGATATTTGCAAAGCCCTGTCAGGATGTGGGATTAAAGATGTCGAATGGTCCAATAATCTCGCGGATGGCTGGAAACAGATTAAAAACTCAATAGATAGTAATAATCCGTATGATCTGATAATTACTGATATGTATTATCCTGGCGAGCCGGGCGGCAGAGAGGAACAATCAGGAGATGTTCTGATTGATAGAGTGATTAAGAACAAAATCACAATACCTGTAATTCTCTGCTCCAGCGTGAATCTCAAATACCCGGAAATATATGGTTGTGTTTATTATAGCAGGGAAAGAAACTGGGAGGCAGATATGCAGAAGCTTGTAAATAGCCTTGTGGCAGGATAATACTAATAAATCTCAAGCTTCTGATCAACCAGTGATTCACCTTCATATACAAGCTTAAGTGTGAAGAAATTTTCTTCATTTTCAAGCAGGAGCTTTAAGAAGATAGCGTCGCCTTCCCAGGTAGGAAGTGTGGGCACGATAGTTTTATCCACCCATTTGAGGTCACCTTCGTTGCATGTGATAAGCTTGCCGGAAAATTCATCAGCGGTGAAAAGACACATCAATTCAGGCTCCTGTTTATCACTTATAAAAGTTATGAGTGCGCGGAAACGGTATGATGTGAGTGTGAGCCCTGTTTCCTCTTTGACTTCGCGGAGCAGACATTCTTCGGGTGATTCACCATTCTCAGCGTGACCGCCAACACCAATCCATTTTCCCTCATTTATATCATTTTCTTTCTTAATACGATGAAGCATGAGATATTGTCCATCGTGTTCTATGTAGCATAGAGTAGTTATTTTCATGATGTACCTCCGTCAGATGATTATAACATAAAATGTGCGGGGGAAGACAGGAAAAATATCTATCTGCATAGCAGCCTAAATTTTTCCTGAAAAAATTATAATAAGCTTATTTATTTTTAAAACTTGATACAAAAACTATTGA